AATAAAAAGCGTCCGTACCATATGAGTATGCATGGCAGAATCTAATAAAACACCCAGCCCAATGATAAGGAACATCGCGGCTTTTTTGTACAGGCCGTGTGTGGCAATCGAACTTGCGAAAGCATGGAGTCTAAAGGAAGCCCAAAGGCCCGTGAGAATATCACAGGCCACAAGGGCGACCAAGGCATTAATCTGCTCATCCACACCCCCCACAAGCTGATTGAAACACAACCAAGCAATAGAAAAAAGACAGCCAATCTTTACTTCTGTGGCTGTCCATAAGTTCCAGACTGTGTTAATCATTTTGTGTAGTGTACCTCGTTTCATTTTTTCATCTTCCTTTAGTCCTCTTTCTTCCCTACGCAGTTCCCTTCGGTGTCAATCATCCACCCCATATCGTCAAGTACCCTGTCAATATCTTCTTTGTACTTAGGGAACCTTGCAATAACGTTGTTATACAGCAGTTTATGTAAGATAATCTGATACGCTAAATATCTAGCCATTTGTAGTAGTCACTCCTTCCATTAAGGTGTTGACAGCATCCTCAAGAACTGCAATACGTTCATCTAAAGAAGGTGTCTGTGTTGTGCTTTCTGAAACCTGCGATATTTCTGGAATTTCAGGTTCTTTCGGTTTTTCAACTTCTTTAAGAATCCACTGTGAACCATCCCAGATACATTTGTGATCTTCTGGAATTACAGGCGGAATTACTTCTACCATATTACAAGGAATCTGCCATGCACCACTAATTGGACTCTTATCAGTTTTATCAAGAACTTTAGGGCCTGCATATTCCTTAGTTAAAAGATTAAAAGCATAGACTATTTTTACTTTATCTTCCATTGTTTAAACAACTCCTTATTAGTATTTAATCTGTGCAATCAGACAACAAGCAGGTGGCTGTACGGTATCTGAGGAGCCATAAATGGCATTGTAACCAGAAGCATTAAGGACTATTTGTCCCCCTGCATGGTTTTCAGTACCTTGTCCCATTGTATAGAAGTTATTCCACATCTTAGAAAAGAGTCTGCCGTCTACCCAGCCACCATCAGGGGCAAAATCTGTTTGTAAGGCATTAAAGCCCCCAATAAGATTGGGTAGACCTGCATTTTTCGTAATAAGTGTGTCTTCTCCTTGTAACACTCTACCCATTGCATTAGGCACCTTTAACGTATCTGCGCTTGCATCATAAACGTACTTTGTAGCACTATTATCCGTCCATTCGCTATCAGAGACACAAAGGCTGTTGTCCTGAGCAAATTTAAGTAAGCGTGGATATTCACTTGCTTTCACCGTTGCTCCGTTAGCTTTAATATAACCATCATTCAGCGTTGGTTTAAGAACAATATCACCCACACGATTACCGTCCCTTACATCGTCAAGAATAAAAATAGCTGTACCATCTGTAATATATTGACCTGCAATCTGTGTAGTACCTAAGGCAGGTGGTACAATGGCACCTGTTGTTCCTGCTTTAACACATTCCAACCTTGCCCATGAGGGTATATAAGAAGAATATGCAATATCACCAATGGAGTACGCTTTATTCCGCTTCAACATATTGAAGTCCATAGCGTTCTCCGTTGCCACCCTTGCGCTCTCAGCGGCGTTCTGTTCAGACACACGAGCGGCATTTTCAGAATCCTTAGATTTAGTTTCCGAGGACTTAGCATTGGTTTCAGAAGTCTTTGCATTAGCTTCCGACGTAGCCGCTTTCGTTTCCGAGGTTTTCGCATTGGTTTCAGAAGCCTTTGCGTTTGTCTCCGAGGTCTTAGCGTTCGTTTCAGACGTTGCCGATTCCTGTGCTTTTTCCTTACTATACAATGCCCAACTACGACTACTCTGTGTCTTTCCTGTCGTGCTGTCCATATCTTCCTGATTGTCTGGGGAAGCTGTAGACTCAGCCCACCTCTTAGCAGACTGATTAGATGTTTCAGAAGCACTGGCACTAGAAGCACTCTGGGAAGCTGATGTAGCTGAACTGGATGCACTATTTTTTGCATTGGTAGCTTGTGTAGTTGTCTGTTCCAATAAGGAAGTGTTACGAGCTACAAAGCCATCCTGCACACTCTCCATGTAGTGTTTCGTTACGACATCTTGAGGGTCTCTAGGGTCACTTACACCAATAATACGGGAACCCAAAGCGTTAAAATTAAAGCCATCGGGATATTTAGACAAAGAATTAAGAATAGGATAGTCCTGTGACTCTTCAATCAAATGTAACTGCTGTAAATTTTCCAGTGTCATCTGAGACGCCTTAATAAAAGTCCCATCTGCCCACTCAACAATCCTGTCTGAAGTAGTCTCACGATATACCCTGATAGCTACCCCCACGGCAGGAGTATCCGTTAGGGTAACGCTACGATCATCCACAGTATAGTCAGTAAGGTAAGTGAGGGGAGAACTCTCAGCCCCCACTTGCACCTTCACGAACTGCTTATTGATATAGTCGAACCCAAAGTAAAATTTATTTGTAGTACCATCCCCAACAAAGGAGACACTCGCTTTCAAGTTTTGACTATTCACCATTTACCTCCATTCATATTCAAATACTTTCGTTGTTCTTGTTTCTTGCTCTTACTACGAGATTTCTGTGTATCTTTCTGTTTCTTCTGCGCCTCCTCTACATCATTCGTCCCCGTCACTACCTTCTGAAGCATCTGAATCGGATTGCGGGAAGATTTTGTCTCAGGGCGTTTCGAGAAGCTATCCTGACTGATATGCCCCTTGTGCATATCAAGTAACCCAGACAGAACAGCCTGTGTCCCTACAAACTTATCCAGAGGGAACATATTGGCAATCGTCTTGCTGTCATCCTGATATACTCGATTATCTACTACAAGGTCATTTAAGGCACTCCATGCACTACCGACACCATCTTTCACAGTATTCAGAGCGGCCACAGCAGGAAGCTGGTCTATGTAACTTCCAAGGCCCTGTTCAGAACCTCCTTGTCTATTTACCGTAGTACGTACTGTAGGCGCACCAGACACAGCTTCGTACAAGTCATTGCCAAAAGATAAACCAGCCAACAGAGAAGACCGAGTAATACCAGCACGAGCAAAGTTGTCAGAAGTCAGTGTGTCGTCAAGGAACTTCTTGCGCTCTGCTTCATCTTTATATTTCCAATTTGCATACACCTGAGTACGCAAGGCCCAAATGCCAGCCCCAGCAACAGCAGAACTTAACAGCTGTGTCATTGCTTCTTTGTCTGGACGTTCCAAGGCTCTTGCGAGGTGACTGTTAATAGCCATACGAGAGAAGTTCTTAAACTGTAAGAGCATCGGGAACATCCCAGTCTTCGTGAAGTAGTTAGCATTAGACAAATTAGGCTGAATGATACCTCGCTGTACCGCCTGTGCTGTAAAGGCCCTCATGGAGACATAGGCGGTATAATCTTCCTCCTGCATCTTCTGAATAGCTTTGAACACAGCGTCAGGGTCGTTATGGTCAAGATTCCCAAAGTATTTGTTAATGGTATCCTTGAACTTATCTGTGTCTCGTACTCCTACATTATTAAAAGCATTGTCATTGAACAGGTGTCCTTTTCGTCCCAATACAGCCCAGTCGATAAGGTCAGACATAACATCCGCTTCCCCCATACTAACTGCTCTTTCTGTCCATGCGCTCAGCTGGTTTAGCATAGAAGTAATGTCAGAGGCATAATCTACAGCCGTATTCAGCTTACCCATGACCTTTGCACGGAGGCCAATACGGTCATACTTAGGTGTTGACAAATCCATAGGATTCAAGAAGTTATACTGTGAGTAATCAGCGGCAATCCTGAGTTTCTTCAGCTCATCATGAGACAACGTAGTAGTACGCATCCCATGGAGAATTTTGTCTAACCCAGGAATCATGTTGCCAATAGCTCTCATACCAGTAACCGACATCATCCCGAAGTTTTCCCCAATCTGATTCAGCCCCATGTTGTAACCGTTCATTGCATAGGACATCTTAGTCAATAAGCGAACGACACCATTCATAGGGTCTTGAGAACGCTTAGTGCCGTAGCGATACCCAGTAAGCTGAGAGACAACGTAGTCGAACTCTTCCAAGGCATCTGATACATCACTGTGCTTAATCAGCCTACGTGTCTCATTTGCCTTCCGTAGTTCTCGTTCTATTTTGTCTCTGTAGCCATCAAAGAACGCTCCCATATCCTTGACACCAAGGGAAGACATGGTAGCCTTAGCAGAACTACGATTTGCTACCTGTTCCATCGTTGAGAAGACATCATAGTCTCTCAAGCAATCATCAAAGGTAAAGTATTCACCGTTTGGCATTGTTTTGTCAGACAGGGCAGAAGTGTCCATAGGGAAACGTCTCTGGTACTGCTCTAATTTGTCCATATGATTCAGGTCACGCATAGTAACCTTTGCATTAGACAAATTGCGGTCAATAATACCGTAGGCCCAATTACGAGCTTCTCTGTCTACATACTCACTCAGCTCCATGTCAGGTTCTTCAATAACACGCATCCGTTCCAGAGCGTCTCTATCAGCGTTCTTACTGGCATAATTAGCAAGCCAATCAATAGCGTCCTGTTCAGAATCAAAGTTCGTAAGGAACTCAGCTACTTTGTCTACATCTGCTCTACGATAGAAGCCAGTGTCAGGAATATCCCGTGTCAAAGCCCCTGTTCTACGCAAGAACTCCTGTTCCATCTTACGGAAATTCTCAGCCTGTCTAACAGCTTCCTGAATTTCCTTCGAGAATCCCTCAATGCTTCTACCATACTTTACTTTCTGGTCGTAAGCCTGAATGAACTCCTTACCAAACTGTCTGCGTACTTTCGATGGAGCTCCTACATGTTGAGCAAAGTAGTCTCTGTAGCATTGTCTCATACCACCAATATACTCTCTGAGCTGTCTCTGCATAACGCTCTTGCGAGTAGAGAAGTCCAAAGAAAGACCTTGAGCATGACGTTCAGCATTTTGTCTAGGGTCGCCAAGCATCTTACGTCCAAAGTCTCTCAGGTGGTTAGACACAGAGTTGGTAAAGTGGCCGTAGGTATCACCAAGGTACTTAGAGTCTTCCATTTTACGGCCAATATATTTCATGACACGACTCTTGAATCCTCGTTGATTTTCGTCTTCTACTTCTCTCAGTGTCTTTGAACCCATCTCGACATCGTTAGTGAATGCTTCCTGTTCGGCCTTAGACACTGTAGGCTGTTTGTCTTTCTTAGGCGGTACGTAGTGTTCCGAGACAACACGCTCTTCACTTCGCGGTATAGACATAGGAACGCTTACAGGGTCATATATTTCAGGGTTTACAATAGCGTCGTATACAGGGCTATTCTCCCTGACAACTGTACCATTAATGATAAGGGCATCTTCGTTTTTCGTGTACCCTACGCCAGACTCACGATACAAGATTTGTTTCAAGCCAACGCGTAAGTCATCAACAGGAATGTCCTGACCTTTTGTCTTCTTAACCCAAGCCTGCAAAACACGGGCTTTCTTATCATCCTGCAAGGCTTCCTCTGCCAGCTTCACACGGTTTAACCCAGCTTCAGGATTTACCCCCTTGCTAGTAAGGTAATCATTCCATGTTCTATCAGACATAGGTGTCTTGCGATACTTTTCAATAGCCTTGCGTACCTTAGCACCTAAAGAGGGACTACTACCTGCTTTCCGCAATAAGTCAGTGACGGTAGCATCTCCAGATAACTTTGCATCTCTCAGGAGCTTCGAGGCTCTCTTCCCCACTACTTTCTCTACATCTTCTTCAGGGAGCAATTTGCCAAGGGATTTACCTAAAGCCTTGCTTTCTTTTTTAGACAAAGTAGGAATACCACCTAAGAAGTCGTCAAGTTGTTTCTCTATTGGCGCTTCCGTGTTCAAGAGAGAATGTGTTTGCATCGCTCTTTTGTCTGCAATATCCAAGGCTCCTTGCACAGCCTGATCCTGCATCCTTTCGGATTCATAAAGGAACCGTTGCATATGCTCCCCATTCATAGGAACATTCAGTTCCCTCATAGTACGGAGGAAGCGGATACCAGCACCGCCTGCAACACCTAAGACACCTGCCACTGCATAGTTGGCTTCGTGAATCCCATAGTGTTCCGCAAGACCTCTGTCAGCCATATTTAAGGCCCCTTGTACAGCGGCGGTTTCTGCAATTTTCATGACACGCTTAGAACCTAAAGACACGAGAGCTTTAGCCCCTAACCTTGCACCAACCTTTGCCAAAAAGGCTTCCTCACCAACAAACGGGATGAGATTCAGGGGGTCTAATAGCATCCCCAAGGCTCCACCAATAACCGAGTGAATACCAAAGTTAGTTTGTTCTGCTCTCTTCTCTCGCTCTATGTCTTCTTTCTTCATCTTCAGAAGAGCCTTGAACTGCTCAGGATTTTCAGCATTTAACAGTACGGAATCCTTTGCTACCTTGTTGTCCCCTAAGACCTCATCAAGTAGCTTTATGTCTTCGTCTGTAGCCTTCCATGTGCTGTAGTAGGGATTGGCGTTCATTTTGGCTAACCCCACACGCATAGCCGCAATCGTACCATTTTCATACCACATGTTCTTGAATGAGTCTTCCAGTTTTTCCCAGAAGGGTCTGTCATTCATCCTAGCTATTTCCAGAGGGCTTTCGTCAAGAACTAAGGAAAAGGAGGGGTTACCTGCGGTAATTTTACCTCCTTTAGCAAAAGCCCCTGCAAAAGCATTTAAATTAGGAACTGCCTGACCCATACTCTCAGCAATTTCTCTTGCATAGGAAGCTTGGGAAGGGTATTCATCCCCATTACACCACTCAGCATTTTCTGGTATACGCCCTGTTCTCATAGCCTCATCAGCGGCTCCCATGCCTCCATAGTGTTCCAGAGCCATCAACTGAATATTACCTCCATAGCGATCATACATCTCAGAGGTCTTTTCATACATGACGGCATCCTGAACTTCAGCAGGAGCGTTCATCGGAGCTACCCCAACATACTCAGGGGCTACTTTTTCAGCATAGGCATCCCATGTACCTTGCATGAACTGATATGCGCCTGAAGCACCTGAGCCACTTGAATTAGGCAGTGTGTAGTCCATGCCAGACTCTTTGTTGCCTATGTTATACATAAACTGTGCTATTGTCTCTTTTCTGCCTATTTAAGACACCTCCCTTCTAACCAAACAAATTGGAAATAAAATTACCAACATCACTTTGCCAAGAGGAATCCCCTGGGTCTACGTACTGAGAAGTTTCTGTATACTGGTATGTTGGTGTGTCATCTTCTTGACTGCTAGTTTCTTCCTCAGGTGCGGCATATGTCTGATTGCCAGACTGCTCTAAGTTTGCCTTTGCTTCAGACACAATGTCGTTGAGAGCTACCTGTTGATAGCCACGAGAAGACAAAAATGTAATCATGGAATTACCACTGGCATTACCTACTACAAAACTGACTTGTACATCATCGGGGTTCACTGTACCACCACAGTAATCTTTAAGCCGAGTAGCCAGAACCCAATAGAAGGCAGAACGAGATGTGTCTTCATCCGTACCCCCAATGTTTACCAAGTTAACGGCACTCTTAGGAATCGGTGCACCGTTGAAGACGTAGTATTCACTAGCAATCTTATACTTCGCATTACTACAAGCATCATTCGCAGACATACCCATAGCCCGAAAGACACGGGCGTGACTCTTGAAAAGCTCCCGTAAGTCACCTGAGTTAGGGCTTGCATAGGAAAAGCCTTCGTAAGTATCCCCACCAGCCAGAGGAGGTAAGGAAGAAACAGACAAAGTGTCTTCTATGTAAGGAGCCAAGTCAGCGTCTACCTGCTTCAGCTGTTCAGAATTACCTAAGATATTGCGAACCCCCATGAATTTGTCTACACCCTCATTGGCAATACAAGCAATAGAAGCCTTTAAGGTATCTTCAGCCAAAAGGGAATTACACATTTCAGGAGATTGCTGATAAAGATCTACTACACGCTGGAGCATGGGAGACATCTCACCATTGACGGTCAGGCTATTTATCCCTGCTGTAGCATTGAGCGTATACGAACGAGCAAGAAAGTTATGAAAAGCAGGGTGATAGGCCAGACGCATCATCTTAGATAAGTCTTCAGGTTTAGACAAATCAAGCCCATTGTAAGCGTCATTAACAGCTAACACAAGCTGTGCTTCAGTAAAGCCCAAAGCCTTATACTGTTCAGAAGAAGTGGCAATCCCGTTGCCCATGGCATCCTGTGTCTGCCCATTCATGACAGCTTCAATCTGCGCCTTCATATTCATATTACCCACCTGAGCTTTTGTTGCACTGACGGCGGCGGCTCTCGCTATGTTCCTCTGCGCTCTTTCTTCAGCCTCGATAGCAGACAAACGACCAGACACAAATTCAGCGGCAATCTGTTTGTCTTCAGGATTCTCAAGGCCATCTACAATTTCAAACAGAGACTTTTTGTCTTTCGCCTTTGACATCTTATCATAGACATCTCGTGTTCTCTGCATCCAGTGAGTTCTATTGGATTCATTGGCAACATCCTTAAACTGCTCTACGTTGATGTAGTCACTAACCTTCGTTGCTCCACCATACAGCGGTGTCTCCCCAATTTTCTGAATCAGAGAGTAGTCCCCTGTGTTCAGGGCTACCGTCTTCAGCATATTCTGAAGAATCTGATAGTTCTTTGTCGGGTCACGCTCCTGTGTCGTGGTGAGCATGTTTCCTAGCTGATTTGCAAAGTTTTCTCTATCCTCATCTGTCCAGTTCCAGCGGTTTCGTGTGTTCTCTGAGACAAAAGAGGCAATAGATTCTGAACGGTTGATAGACATTTCTTCTGTCTTTTCTGCAATGAACTTACTGGCTACTTTACCTGTATTCACAACACGGGATTCATACAAGCCATTGTTCAGAGCATACTTATTGTTTACCGTGATATTGTCAAGATATTTCTGAACGTTCTCATTGAAGAAGTCATCGTAGTTCTGAATTTCCTTCCCTAAATTTTCGGGAAGTTTCATCTGAGACACATATGCCTCATACTTCTTGTGGACTTCTGACGAGATTTCTTGCCCTCTCAACTGGTCTACCATGGCAAGGGCATAAGGGTTATCTTGCAAATCACCAATACCTGCCTGTTGAAGCATGGCAATACTATTCATCGTAAGCCGAGTATTATGATCGTTCTGACCATAAAGAATAGGGACAACTTTGTCTGCAATCTCTCTTTGTCGCTTATCATAATCTACTCGATACTGCTCCACAGCCGCACTGAGAACACCAAGGGAACGGGCTAAAGCCGCACCCTGTGTTGTTTCAGAAGCCCTGACGTTCTCCCCAAAGCGAGGGAGGATAAGCTGACGTTGATAAGTCTGCGGAGGCTGTTGTGTGAACTGCCTAGCAGTCCCTATCGCATTACTGGTTTGTGTTGTGGGCATTTATCGTCCTCCTTTCGGATATGTCCATGTTGTGGGCAATGTATTTGTGTATGTAGGAAGATTAAAGTGATAATGGTAGTTGTTCCGATATGCATAGGGGTTTGTGTCATACCTATTCTGCGCTCTCCACCACGTATCTAATTCCATCCCCTGAGACTGAGCAGAGTTCAATGCGTTCTGATAGGAATTGTAGACGTTTAGTGTGTCTCCAGCAATATTACCCAGCAAAGACCAATAACTAGGCATCTGCGGAGCTTGCGCCTTGATATTTGTGATTTCATCCATAGCAGACCGTTTAGCGGCTTCTTTATTGAGACTAATTTCATCTGACTGTCTTTCATAGACATCCTTAATGCCAGACACAGTTCGCAATGTATCCGCATGAGCCGCTCTTTGCAAAGCCCTACCAGTACGAGAGTCCCCGCCCGTTTCTTCATTGATAGCCGCACGTACAGCAGACTCAAGACCGAGAGAGTTTGTCTGTGCCTTCATAAGACTATTCACAGCAGAATCAAAAGCATCCACACGCTGTAATTCATAATTTTGGAAAGTATACGCTAAGTTCTTGCCTACTGCGTTTGCTTGCTGAGACAAGGCCCTCGCTTGTGCTTTTGCATTTTCTTTTTGGTCTTTCCAAGACATATAGTCCCCAACTAGATTCAACCCTAGCTGTGTCGCTCCCATAGCAGTTGAAGCAAAGCCCATAGAATCACCTCCTATTAAACATTCTTGAATCGAGCGGTATAATTAGCTTCATACCCACCTCCAATGATAGACAAAGGAAGCGGCGTGTCATTGATTACCTTAATAACTGTGTCTATGTTGCGTTTTCGCACAGGAACCTTAAATGTCCCTGTTCCAAATCCAGATGTACTCAGTTTATATAAAGAAGCCCGTTTGTTTGTCAAAATATACTGGTATTTACCATTAACTATTACTTTCATGTATCCCGACTCTGCATAGTCAAAGAATACTGTACGAAGCATTAAGCGATAATCAGGTGAAGACACTGTAGAGCCTTGTTGGTCTTTCTGTTTCAAATAAATAGTAGACAGTGTGATTTCAAAAGTATACGGGATACCCACGATAACCTTATGTCCAAAGTCTACACTAGCGCCTCTCAACAACTTTAGTGTCGTTGTGTCTGATTCAAATAGAAGACCGTCTTCTGTAACACACTGAACAATACCAGACAACCCCTTGAAGACCTTATCAACATTCAGGTACAAATAACCATCCTGTTTGTCTTCACAGTTAGCTGTCGTCAGTGTTACTTCTGTCTTTCTATCCAGCATTACTCTGAACTGCTCAGTTTCTCTGTAGTCCTCTGTATTATAGCTCATTGTGATAGATTCCAAGTATACTTCATTATTCGCATACTTTACTGCCATATACAAGGTAGAGCCTATGAAGTCAGCCCCTAAGATTTCCCCTGAGAATCTCCATTTAGACCACGCACTTTGCACCCGATTCCCATTCAAGTAAAGATACTTATAGACATATAGGGCATTAGGTTCCGCTGTAGTCATTACGAATAACAAGTCATCATTTGAACTCCCTGTCATTTTGTATACATCATTGGGAATATAATAAGGAACATGTGCTGTGACATCTTCGGCATCTTTGGTGTCAGTATAGTACTGTGCTACTCGATACTCATTGATAGACGCAAAATCTGCCCTCTTAGAGACAAAGTACACAGAGTTACCTGCACCAACAGGAATTACATCTGTGTCTGAAGTGAACTCAGTAATGCTGTCTAATCGAGCGTTCTTAGGAGACAAAGTACCATCTGAAGTGAGAGCAAACTGTGTCTGCCCTGAGAATATGTACAGTGAACCTGAGAAGGGAATAGCGTTATACAAAATGGATACTTTATTGTTTGGTGCATTAGTGTCTATTGTGTCATCATCCTGCACATCCACTACACTCTGCATCCAGAAATTGAATAAGTCAGAGGAAGAAGACAAAATGATATTCTCTCCAGACAAAAAGCCCAGCCTATTTCTATAGAAGAACAGGTCGTTAATACTGTTATTGACAAAAGAAGGTTCTTCATTGGAATCCTCATCCCCTGTCTTACGTGGTTCCCATTCAAGTGGTTTGAAGACAAATGTACCATCTTCCTTACGTATCAAGGCATGTGGCATTGTTGTGTTATTTATGGTGTTGTCAATCCCAGTCTTTACGGTTTCCTTCCAGATACGCTCAGAAGCAGAGTATTTGACATAGTAGTTGTCATCCGCATTAGATTCCCCACGAACCAATACGGTATAGCCGTCTGGAGCTGAAGCAGGTAAATTAGTGAATTTATTGGTGTAGGAAGTAATACCCACTAAGGCAAGATTGTTAAAAGAGTCTGCTGTGTCTACACTCGTAATGTTTCCACGGACTCTCAACCATGAACTACCTGTGTCTACTGTCCACCCCTTACTGCGAATCTGAGAGGCGAGTTGGTCACGAATATAGTCTGTTGCGATATTCTTCACATGATCTACATTTGAGCCATTCGGAGTTTCGTATGAGGCTACTTCCTGTCCATTGATCCACACTTTGTACGTTCTCCCATACTGCCCTTGTTTGACATTAAGGAGACACCCTTGTGAGGCCCTTGTGTCTTCTGTTCTATTTCCAGACATCCTAACTTTGACCGTTTTATTTAAGACAAAGGTATAGTCAGCAACAGTGACAACTCTCAGTTGAGTGTAGGGCTTTGTGAGATTGCCGATATAATTTGCATCCTGCATCTCCACTTTTTTCTCTACGCCATCCAGAGTAAAGACACGAATTTTTCCTGAAGAGATAAGCACGATGTATCTTTCTGTCTCATCACGATTAATTAAATGCGCGTAGTACGGAACACCTTCAGCAGTAAATAATTTTCCATGGTTTATAGTCGGGGGTCTTTTCTGAAGTCCTCCTGCTTCTGTACTGTAGCCGTTAATCTGCTCCTCTAGCTGTTCGGCGTGTCGTAAGCGAGGTGACTGTTGGGATACACCCTCGATAAAGCTATCAATACGCTGTGTTATATTGCTCATCGTGTGCCCACCTCAGTTACAGACGTATTATTAAAGACATTCGGCTTCTGTGTGTCTAACTCGTAGGTCATTACATCCGCATATGCTTTAGCAAGCTCTGTATTGAGGGACTGCTCTAACTCTGCATCTCCCAGAAATCGAGTAGCGAAAGACAAAGAAGCCTTTACGGTTACATATTTACGAAAGACGGCTGGCAGTTCTTCAAATGGTAGCTCTTGTACTACATTAGTAAGCACAAGATTTTCCGTGAACTTATCCGTATAATCAGACACATTGAAAAAGAAACCCCCACGATTCCTATAAGTATTCGGTACTCTCAACAGTGAGGTGTCCCATTTTATGCGCCCTGTATTTACGTCAGGACTCAATGTAAGTGTAGGAATTGTATTGAAGTCCCATCCTTCTTGCTGTATTTCCTGACTTACAGCTTTCAACATTTTGTCTGCTACAGAAGCATCAATGTTTTGCTCAATCTCCTCCAAGGTGACAACACCGTCGGAACCAATAGAGGTCAGAATTTCGTTGACGGCATCTAGTTCAGTCAAAGGTGTAATAATCATTGTAAGCCTCCATAATAAAAATAAGAGGGAGTCCATAAGAACCCCCTCAACAATTCACCTATTAGCCTTTAGCAGAAATACAGCCGATTGCCGTAGCTTCAGGACGGAGACCACCATGGCCCATGGAATATTTAGCGACAAGCTGAGTTGCCTGATATTCGATACGACGACCAGTTTCTACTGCAAGGTCTTTCAACTTAACTGTACCCACAGCCGTATGATGAGCGGCAACAAAGACACATTTGTCTTTATAGAGAGACGGGAAGTCATGAGCTGTGCCAGAACGCAAGACATGAGTACCATCTGCACCACCATCCGTAAGGTGAGGAACTTCGATGATATTGAAGCCAGCAATCTTAGTAATGTTACCGTCAACCAAAGTACCAACAGCACCAAAGTCGCGATTGATAGCGTTCCAAGAAGCTACCAGAGCGGCCACACCGTCAGGCTTCATGTAGACATAACGTTCCGTAGCAGGTACATACTGGTTAGAGAATTTAGCCTTCAGTTCCAGAAGCATCTGAACAATCATCTTGCCTTCTGCTTCCGTAATACCGAGGTCAGTCGCATCAATCTTTTTGTCTAAGATGACACCTTTGCCAAGGCCCGTAATATTTTCCTTCTGTTCAACAGCAAGTTTAGCGATTTCAGCAAGGATAGCACCATCAGCAGACACAGCCAATGCTTCACCCATCTGCTTAGAGTATTCGTTACGAACATCAAAGTGAGACATAGCTTCGTAAATGTCTGTTACCATCTGATCGGAGGTCAGCAAACCGTCAATGCCAATAATCTTTTCGTTATGCGGAATAGCTTCACGAATTTCATCCAAGGACTGACCAGCACCCAAGTAAGCGGCTTTCGCACGGCCCATTACAGGGAAGGAAGCGGACTTACCAGAGGAAATAGTACGCATCAAATGATTGTTTACTGCCAAGGAAGAACGTTCAAATGCGGAAATAACTTCACCAGAAAATACTTTAAGAAAACCTGCTAATGCGTCTGCCTGACCCTGATTAAGACCCGGCTGGGAAATGTTTGTTAATGCCATAATTTATCAATCTCCTTTAAAATAATTTAGAATTAATAACTTTCTGTTCAATTTCACGGGTATACGACTTGTCTTTCCCATAACGAGGGTCAGCCATAGCCGCTACCATTTCTTGCTTAGAATTAAAACCAACATTAGTAGACACAGCACCACTGCCGCCCATAATCGTGGGATTGCTAGAACCCATGGTCTGTACCATGTCTGCCCTAATACCTCTGAGCATCGTTTGAATTGCCATTACGTTACCACTGTTCATAGTGTCGTTCCACATCTTTTTATAGTCGGCGTTCTGCTGAGAAGCAAAGGTCTGTAATTTAATAAACTCTTCCTGACCACCTGCACTTTCTACTACGTGTCGAGCAAGACGATCATATTCAGCTTCCATACCACGGATATATGCATCGACAACAGACTTCGGATAGCCTGCTTTTTCAAGGCTCTGTAACTGTTCTTCCGTGAGTTCACCTTTCTCTGTATAGGTTTTCTCAAGGTCAGCCCAATTAACGCCCTTAGATTCCAAGTCGTTCTTCAGGTCTTCATTCGCCTGTGTCTGTGCATCTACTCGTTGCTGTACATTATCGTCTACATCCTGTCCAGTCGGCTCAGGGGCCTGCTCTTCAGGAGCTTCTGTAGTTGTTGTTGTTGTGTCTTCAGGGACAACTTCAACTTCCATCCCTGTGTTCTCAGTCACATGTACATTCTCCTGCTGTACCTGTTCCTGAACATTTTCCTGTTCCATTCATTAACCTCCTTGTTGTTCTGGCTGAGACATAGCTTGCATCGCCATTTCCTGCCCCATAGCCATTTGTTGCTCTTCTTCAATCTGTTCCTGTGTCTTTACGAGCCCTTCTGTTTCTACACCTGCTCCAGTGAACATATTCAGGAGCATAACATTCCAATTAATCATAGCCTGAGCATTGGGAATCTGAGACACCAAGTTCAATACTGTAGCATACTTCTCTAAATCGTGACCTCGTCCCAAAGCATCTAAGCCTGTTGTGATTGTCGGTTCCACTGTGCCTTCAGGTAAGTTCGGAACCTCACCTGTACTCTGGAGCTGATTCATGATTCTACGTACAAGAGGTAACTGTAATTCCTGAGACAAAATGGAGTAGACACCACCTAATGTGTCTTCCAGTTCTCCAGCTACCGTACGCACTTCCTCTGCGGTGACTCGTTCAGCATTACGCTGTACCACAGAAGACAAAAGAAATGCATAAGACAAACGGGCTTCGATTGCATCTGCCGTCTGTTTTGCTGTGTTGAAGTCATAGTATTTCTCAAGCTGTAATACGCCAATATCTTCGATACGCCCCGATACAAAATCACCACTAGTAGCGTTCTCCAGCTTCTTTGCCCGTGTTACTCCATTAGGATTGACAAGGAAGTAGATATTAGCCGCAATCGTAGACAGCTTGAAGATTGCTTTAGACAAGTTCTCAAGGGACTTTAAGTCACCGAGATATTCTTCAACAAAGGAACGCCCGTAAGACTCACCGTCCATTTTTACCATGCGAATAGGTAAGTAAGGAGTTTTCAGTATGGGGTAACTCTGCTGGCTACCCTGAATCGGTGTGTCTTCTACTTCCTGATACGCCAAGAACTGGTCGCCACTACGGCATACGTGTGTGTATACCTCGATGAGATCTTCGGGCTTCTTTTCGGTCTTAATCAAATTCTGAACCGTAACATCCAGTGTCGAGTAGGCCACTTTGTCTAATGTAACAATCTGAATGACGTTACCAAGACCATCCCTCTGAATGACATAATTGCTCAGACGGTACATCTTAATACCACCCTCGGCAGGTGGAAGGAATAGCAAGGCATTGCCAGCAACAATACACTGCTTTAAAGCTTCTAACACAGTAACTCTAATCTGATTAGACTCAATATACTTCATGATTCTATTCTCAATCTGCATAAGAGCCTGTTCTACCTGAGCTTTTGTGTCTTCTTGTCCCTGTGCCATGTATTCAGACAAAACTTCATCCGACATCCCCAAGCGGAAAAACGGGCTGTTTGGGGGCATCAAGGCAAGGATGAGCTTAGAAGCCAGATTGTTAATACCTCGGGCGCCTACAGACTGATATGGTGTGTCATAATTCTTACTTTTATCATCATTCTCCTCAGGGAATAACGACGGAATCGTAACCTTTGCACAATCCACAGCGCGCTGAATATACGGCTGTCTGTCATTCTTCAGCCTATTATATGTCTTCTTTGCTCCCTGTTCCTGTAGCTCTTGAATTGTAATATCCATTTAGATATTTAACCCACTATAGCTAGAGCTTCCAGAAGAAGGAGAGTTGTCACTGTTGATAAGCAGACGGGATTTACCCTTCTTTTTCTTAACCTTATCCTGTGCCGTGTTCTCTGTACCCAATACGGGAGCTTCGGGAGCAGGAGAAGCCGTACTAGGAACTACCTGTGCGCCTGATACATCGGGAGCAGACACATTGACACTCTGAGCACCACCAACACCAAGGACTTTACCTACAACCTTGAGGGGAGCAGATACGACTTTCTTGATTGCTCTACCAATACCACCACTCAAATTAATCACCAACCCTTTCTAATAAATTAATTACTGCGTAGACACCTCTCATATATGAAGGTAATTTGTCTTCCGTAATAGAAGTAGTTAAGAAGTAGTCTACATCAAAATATTCTCTAAGACATCCCACGAGTTCAGGGGAAGTCATGAGTTCCAAATCTGATAATGTGTCGTCTTTACGCATCTTCAGCACCTCCCATATAAACAAAAGTAGGGTACGACTTAGAGTACCCCACCTTCGTATAACTATTATTTTTACCAAGAAATGCTCCTGCGTAGACAAAGGCGCAGTCATTGACATCCCCCATGTCCTTGAGGAACTGTGCCGCAATCCTGCCAAACCCAGCATACTTAGGATTCATAGACACAACAAATACCTCCTCAAGTACCCTCAAGTTATCGGCCCACCATGCAAAATTTGTATTCAAGACAAAAGCGACTGCACCTACAAAATCACCATCTTCAGTATAGAAGTAGGCAATGTTCTTTGTCTTATTCAGGTCACTAATGGTCATCCATACGCAATCTTTATCACCAAACTTTTCACACAGTGAATTATTGTGTCTTAGTTCCCACATCCTCTCAGCGACTTCATAAGCTCTTTCTGCGGTTTCCCCATATCGTACTATGAGTCGGGTTCCCAAAGCCTGATAGACCCTGTTTTCCAATCGTAATCACCCTTTTCATGTAAGATGTAAGCAAGACGGGCGTTCTTCAGAGCTTCCTCGGCATCTCCTTTGTAGGCTCTTAAAACTGTCTCCCACGTATAACCAAGTTCATCCAGAAGGCGTGTTGTCTTTACCTCACCAAACCCAGAAGCACCTTTATAGTTATCTGTGGTGTCACCCATGATTGTCTGCTTCAAATGCCAGCGACGGGCATCTTCCTTTGTTGTTTCAAAGTATTCATTTCGCATAAAATCATAGAACTTTCCTTCAATAGCTCGAAAGTCTTTGTCTCCACTAACGAGGACATAATCACCTTCAAGCTCTTTTGTCAGAAGGCCGCAACAATCATCCGCCTCTAAATGAGGTTCCATGTAGCAGACAAAGTTTTCCCGTATCCATTCACGCATGGGGTTAAAGCAAATAGGTCTTCGCTTGCCCGTTCGGTTTCCCTTGTAGTCTTTGAATACTTCTTCATTCCTGAAGTTGACATGATCTTTGTCTGTGAGACACATGAACCATCGGTACTCACCTTTGTACTTATAGTGGTCAAGGATTTTATCCGACAGCTCCTTTGCAAAGTTCGAGAAGTATGTAGTGGCTTCCCTCATATCACAGTGAAGTGTCCAGATGTCGTTGCCCCAATGTACAGGCTTCTCACATTCCAGTAAGGAGACAAAGAGGAGCATGTCAGCATCAAAAATCAAATTCATCATTAGCTAAACGAACAGCTCCTTTCTGTACACATATCACACTTCATGAAGTCCCTGTCAAAGATTTCAGGGCAAGATTTAGCCAACTGTTTCTGAATCTCCATAGCGATCTGTCGATGTTCGGGTTGCGCTCTCTTGCACATACGCTTAGGAAGATATTCGTACCATGCACGAAAATTACCCGTTACCACCAGTGTATACTCAGCCCCCTTTGGTAATAAGTAAGCGGCGTCTTCTTTCTTAGCGGCTTCCTGATAAACATAAGCGTAGTCTGCCATATGTTCCTCCAACAGCTTGTCAATGTATTCAATACCAGTCTTGTGGTGTGTCTTCAGCTCACACCCACGAGAACTCTGTACCGTAAAAGAGAGGTGTCTGTGACGCGTTAATTGAAGTAAGACAGACGTAGACGCAGTGATTTCAAATGTAGCATAGCAATGTTCGAGGACAGACAAATGTCCTGCTTCGATTGCTCTCTGTACTGCCTTTACACCAAGGGGACGCTGGTAACATTCACCCATGGCATGACGAATTAAAGTTAAAGGGTCAACTGTTCTCGACAGTAATTGTACTTTAGGCATTTCCTAATTCCTCCTCTACATAAACTTCTTGTGTCTCTTCATCCGTTTCATACGGGAATCCAAACGGGTCTTTGTCTACCATCATTTCGGACTCTTCGGCAGAATCAGCTTCCACAATGACTGTAGAGTCCCGATTGTATTTAATACGGACACGATATTTATTCATCTAGTTACCACCCTTGCTTCTTGCAAAATTCAATAATCATATTGGCACGTTTCAGCATTTCTTCAGTATTATCTTCTGCTTCATTCCGTGTCTTGAAGACGTTACCCATGGCATACATAACAGAGTCCTGAATGAAATCTTCAAAAAGTCCAATAGTCGTGAAATTAATGATCCCATCTTTTAATACATAGTGACACGGTTCCTTAAAAGCAGGTTTCCGATGTTCAGCCAGCTTTTCCGTCAGGCGACAAAGAGCAAGACCCATTCCCAAACGGAAATCCCATTTGTCTTGCGGAGCCTTCTTAGCTTTTGCTTCTACATCACCCTGTTTCACCTTGATAATGGAGTTTTCTTTGTCTACATAGCACTTCACTTTTTCAGGGTCAAGGCCTAAGTATTCTGCAAGAAGGTGTGTCGTGGGAGGCAGTTTTCTGAATCCACCATCTTTTAAATGGATGTCAGACATATCATAAGCATTTCGTTGTTCTTTAGGTTCACGGGAGTTAATATCCCAGAACCACAAGTGTACCCCGTATGCACCTTTCAATCTAACCGAGAAGTCGTTTTTGTCTATATCCACAATTACTGCACCTTCAGGGAAACGATCAGCCTGTTCTCCTGTAACCACAACTTCCATACCTACTTTTGCATCTTCAAATTTCATATTGTTTCCTCCTGTTCCTAATGGCAATCTGCCCAATTCTTACCAATCTTACCTTCAGTATCTAATTGACACCTGAAGTTAAAATAGCGCTGTGTGTCTCTCATAGCCTGTTGGGCTTCTTTAATGACAATTTCAGCAATGCCTTCAGTACGACAGGCAATCTGTTGCTCATCGTGTATCCACGCCATAAGCTGAAAATCTTTACCATGGTCTAACCCAAGGTTCAGCAAGCGTTCCTCTGTACGTACAATCCAGTATTTACAGACGATAGCACCTGCCGACTGTAACAAGAGATTCAGCGCACTGTGGATTGACCGAGTATAAAGTAAGCGGCCATCCAGCCCCTTCAAATACCGTGTCTTCCATTCCCTTTGTCTCATTTCCACGTTGTAAGTAGACAAAAGGTTTTTGACACTTTGCTGGAGTTTCTTGATAGCAGGTGTTGCCTTTAAGAACTTCTTCCGTAGTTCTGCACCATGCTCCGCTGTACCTCCAACAATTTCTCCAATCTTTGCATCTCCTGCACCATACTTTGTATTCCCTAGAGGTCGCAAGCCCCTAAGCGTTCTCTTATGAACTGCTTTATGTCACCATAAAGAATAGACTATATCATCAATGTCCACCGCTTCCACCATCATTAGCTTATGGTGTACTTCCTTTCGGAATAGTCGTTACACTTTATTTTGAAGAATATAAGCTTTTATCTGTTCAAAACTTCTATATCTACGCATATTTCGCTGTACTTTCAGACATTCAGGGCAATATTTTTGGTTATGTGCTTTAGCTGTATAAGGTTCACCACAGAGTAAGCATACCTTTTCATACGTCTTAGGTATATTATTTATACACTTATGCTCTAATTGATGACAACGCTTACACAATAACTCATAATTTCCTTCTGAATTATCATAATGATTATGATTTTTATGGTGTACTACCCACTCATAATGTCCTGCATTTGTTAAGTCTTTACCACAGCGTTCACATTTACCAATCTTAGCTTTAATCTCAGCCCTTTTTCTGACAAATTCCCCAGCACCATATTTATAATGGGGATTCTCCTCCCCTTTATAATGATTAGTTTTATTCATATAAATGCTTACTCCTTCAAAATCTTAGCACGGTATTGTCTCAACAATGAGAGTTCCACCGTTTTCAATGGATTTTAATTCCTCAATGTTACATAAGGAATCCGTAAATAAACGTCTTTGCCATGTTTCTCTCTGGCAATCCTGCGGCCAGCTGATTCTTCGTGTGAATATCCCCTTCAACACATTCATGTGCATACTCTCCGTTGTCAAAAGGATATAAGTAGTGGGAGAGACATCTAAGTTCCAGACCACAGGCATCCACGCCAGCCTGAAACCATCCGTCGGGAACCGTGAATAACTCACGACACTCTGCACCATATGGAGAGCCTACATGTGGAACCTGTGCAATGTTGGGGTGTGCGTGTGTCGCTCTACCTGTAATAGCACCATTGGGATTTACTCGCCCATGTAAGCGACCGTCAGAAGACACAAGTTTCATCCACCCATTTTTACCATCCCTGAGCTGTCCTAACCGTTTAGTCAGGAGTAAGTTAGTAGAGAACAGCTCTGCCAACTCCTTGACTTCTTCAGAAGCTTTCGGGTCTTTCTGAATGAGCTTGAATGTCTCTTCGTTCAGCTGTATGCTCCCGTTGTCATTCCACATATCATCATTGTCGAATGGATAGCCATAGTGGTCTTTTAGAATCCATAGTATTTGCTGACGACTATTGGGGTTGAACTCCTTGTATCTCTGAATGGGAACGCCCTTCTTATATCCCATCTTCGCATTGTCTCTCTTAGGAACAAACACTTTATCGGGAATCGCAGGACATTTGTCTGCCAGCTTAGACAGCACTTTCTCCTGCTCTGCAAGAAGGGTAGACAAAAGCTTTTCAGCCTTAGTCATATCAAAGGTAAATCCGTTGTGTTCCATCTTCTGCATCAACCATTGTGCCTTATGCTCCAGATCAAGTGCCTGTACTGTTGTCTTCTTTTTACGACACTTGTTATACAAAGCTTCTGTGACCACAACGTCTTGCTCATTGTAATCAAGCATTTCTTCGTTGAATATAGCCCATACATCTTCTGCTTCATAGTCGTTCGCATAAGTTCCCTTGAGAACACCCAAGCGATACCCATACGCCTTTAAAGAGTGAGAGCCGTAGAGTTTTGAAGGAAGAACGCCTGTTCTAGTTAGCTTATTGTCAATGTAGTTAATCTCAGAGAATACCAATCGAGCGTAGACAAGAGTGTCTACTACTTTGTCTTTTCCTATATGGAACCACGGAAACACCTTAGAGATAGCAGGAATGTCAAACGCTATAATGTTATGACCACAAATTGTGTCACCACTCATAAGCATCCGCACTCCTGCTTCTACTTCGTCAGGTCTAAACCTGTACATTTTATTCTCTTTGGTGTCCTTGATACACATACAGTGAATTTTTGTCATATCCTCCAGTAAACCGTCTGTTTCAATGTCGAATATTAACACAAAATCACTCCTATTCTGTGTACTGCTTTAACTCTGCAATCTTTTTAGCATACTCCTGTTCGAGTTTGGCAAAGGTTTCCGTAGCCTTCAGAAGCATCTTATGTGCCATGACGACACGCTTGTTGTGGCAATACGTCTCCACTCGCTTCAGGATTTTCAAAAAGTTCAATAACTATCACCTGCCTTATTGTAGATACGCAAACCAGCTTCCTTTTGTCTTTCTGTAGAGAAACTAGAAATACGCTTGAGATACCCAATGACCCGTGTCGCATAATCAATGTCTTTGGAACCACACTTTGTACAGTGATTTTCCGTATTGACATTGATAAAACCACAGTCATTACAAACTGTCATAAGGACATTAAATGTCCAATAGTTGACACCCAGCTTGCCAGCAATACAAATCAGCTCATACGCCTGTTCTTTAGACATAAGCTGTTCCATGTTGAGGTGACAAGCAGAACCACCATCGAGCCACTGTGTATTTTCCTTACCGTGTAATCTAAGTTTATCAATGATATTGTAGGAATCGTCTTCAACAGGGAAGAAGTAGCTGTTATAACAAGCACGAGGTACTTTCAAACCAGCTTCTTTATCCCACTTAGCATTTTTAACACCGAGATTTTCTGCCTTACTGTTACTTTTATGACCTATGCTCTTAATTCTTTCTCTGCTTCATTTCTAACTCTTTGTGCATCTTCATGCGTATCATATGTGCCTAAATAAATAGACTTATAATTAGACATAATCACTGCTTGAAATCTTCCTGATGGCGTTTTCTTTACTCCTACACTTTTCTTGTGTGGTGTCTGATTCCTGATGTTAGAAC